TACTAGTAGTCCCAACGGTTGCGATTCATTTATTTCCTGGTCAGTTAAGAACAAAATGACGTTCAAAGAAATTTTTGAGTTAATGGAAGAAAAGAATTACATAGAACATCTTCGGAACCGAGCTATCTTCAAATTAACTGGAGGGGAACCTTTAATTAGTCAGAAACAATTGCTTAAATTTATGGATGCCTTCAACGAGCGTTATGGTTTTAATCCTCGAATTGATTTCGAGACAAACGCTACTCTCATTCCCGATGAACGTTGGGTAAAAGAATTTTGCGCTACTTTTACGACGTCTCCAAAACTAACAACAAACGGAGATCCAGAAGAAAAAACATATAAGCCAGAAGTATTAAAATGGCACGTTGATCACAATTCGGGATTTAAGTTTGTGATTTCTTCCGACCGAGATATTGAGGAAATATGGAGAAAGTATATTGACGACTTCGAAGGAATCAATGTACCGCTGCAGCGTGTTTGGTTTATGCCTTGCTGCGGTTCAAGGCAAGAACACATTGAGAGAGCTCAGGCTGTAGCTGAATACGCAAAAGCAATGCATGTTAATTTTAGTCCAAGATTGCATTTATTAGTTTGGGACATGGCATTGAAAGTTTAAAATTAAGCTGTAAATATATGCCATGAGAATTGCTATTACTGGAGCGCAAAATTCGGGCAAAACCACCCTTATTGAAAATTTCTTAAAAGAATGGCCTATGTATAAAAGGCCAGACAAGACTTATAGAGATATTATTGGTGAAAAAAATTTGCCTTTAAACAAACAAGGAACAAAGGAATCTCAAAAAGAAATTCTCAACGCATTAGTTGACGAGGCTCAAGCTGTTGCTGCTACTGACGATAAATTTGTAATTTTTGATCGATGTGTCATTGACAATATTGCTTATAGTCTTTGGCATCATGCTAAAGAGACGCATGGGTTTGATCCGGAATTTATAATTGACTCAAAAACTATTGCTGCTTTAGCATTAAAGCACATAGATGTAATTTTTTACATACCTGTTAGAAAAGAAATACCAATCGTTTCCAAAGAAAATAGAGAAACTGATGAAATTTTTAGAGAAGAAATTGATAATATTTTAAGCTCTATGGTCACGTCATATGAAAGCGGTTCTGGGGCATTCTTTCCGAGAGAAGATTGTCCTGCTGTTATTAGATTAGAAGGACCACCGGATATGAGAATTCCTCAAATGCGTTTGTATATTAAGCCTGATGGTTTGTTCTTTGGGGAAAGTGATGGATCTTTAATTGATCCTTCTAAGCTTTAATTTAGCTGCAAGATCTTCAAATTTCTTTTTGGGTTTTTCGGCATTCAAGCTCGTTTGAGCAGCCATTTCCAGGTCTGGTGAATTTAGTTCAATGTTGCCGCAATAAGGAACAGGCAAGTATTTGATTATTTTATCGAAGTGATTTCTAAGAAAGTAATCAACATTCTTGTTTTTAGGCTTAGTTCCTACACAAATTACTTTAGGGAATGAACTTTGTTGGGTTTTATAAAACGATTCAATAGAATTGAGACAAAATCCAAAAATAAGTCTTCTGCCATCTGCAGTATTTAAAGAAATATTGTGACGTTTAGCAAAGTCGATTGCTTTTTTGAGACCGTGCTCAAAGGACGGATAAACATCCATTACGCAAATTCGGGATTTTGGGAAATTTTTAATCATTGTATAAAGGTTTTTGGTGGCTTGCCAATGCGTACATTTAAAATACCGTTGTAAAATTCTTCGCTTAAAATTACATCGTGCTCTAATTGTTTCTTTATTTCTTTATACCCCAATTCCCATTTGGATCCACACCATTCAATTATTTCAAAAGTAAAATTTTCTTTGCCGTGCTTAGATATATCCTCGTTTAGCTCTTTAGATGAACCTGTATATGTCTTCCAATCGGATTCTTTATGGTCTATGCGGTTTCTGGTCTTTCCTTTAAGAGGCTTTCGCTTGACTCTCGAAGTACATTGCTTTTTTCCAATGTATTTTTTATTATTAATGTTGTTGGTAATAATGTATATAAATCCAAATGGATTTTCTTGCGCCACTATTTCGCCTCTCAAAACCCAGTGTCCTAGTTCCATAAATTAACGTCTGGATTTTTTCTTTTTTCTTTTAGTTTTCTTTTTGTAGCGAAGTCCTTTTCTTGTCATTACTCCGCCATAAAGGCTTCCAGGAGTGCGAGCATCCCCTGGAGCATAGTTATCTCCACTAAACGTTGTAGCAGTAGAACCGACGTTTGGACCAAAAACTGATCCGACTCCACCGGCTGCAGAATCTTCCGACAGTACTAATGTCACTAAATTTGTAAAATCCATAAAAGTATTTATGTTTAATGTTGACATTTACTATAAATAACTGACATTACCCAAGTCGCTGTTAGGTCCACTCAAAGCGTTATAGCGGAGCTTCGTAGGAAGATAAACAAACAGGATCAGCGATTAATAAATTAAAAACACTACTCGATGTGCGTTTTATGCGTGACCGTTGCTTGGCATTTGCCAGGACCACTCAAGCCAGCCCTTACAGAGTAACCGAGGGGGCATATTAGTTTTACTTTTTGAAGCTTGTTACAACCATTCTGAGACTCGTTTTACACGGAATTTAAAGATGGAGGTTCTTCCCACAAAGGGGGGACCTCCCATCTTCGATCTGATTAACCGGAACTTAAAGATACTTTAAGAGGGGCGGGGAGAAAAAAAGAGCTTGGTTTTATTAATTTTTAATGTAAACTTTTTTTATAAAATGAATGCTGAAACAGAAAACAATTTGATAGAAACGTATTATGCCAAAATTGAAGAGTTTCTAAAAATAGACGAACTGAACATTAAAGAGGTGCAAATGTCTTTGCCTTCTGTACGGCATTATTGGGTAGGCAGATTAATGTTTCATAAACAACAAGTAGCTAAGTTTAAAAAAGCTAAGGAAAAGGCAGCAAAAAAACTTAAAGAAAAATTAGAGGCGGAAACGCCTGTTGGATTAACCGCCAAAACAATAGCTGAATCGATTTCTCAACACGAGCTGGTATTAAAAATCGATGAAGAAATAGCCAATAATGAAATGCTAATTGATTTCTTGACAAGAGTAGAAGCTAATTTTAGAGACGCTCAATTTGGTTTGAATAATTTAACTAAAATTATAACTCTTGAAACTACATAATGCGCGCAATTTTTGATTTTGACACCGTTGCAAGAAAGATTCAAATTAAATCAGATTTTTTGCCTGAAATTCGAGAGCTTTTTTCTGTTGAAAACAAAGCAACAATTTTCGTTAGACGAAGATACGGTCGCAACGTTGCAACAAGAAAATATGCAATTACTAATAAAGGACATATTGACACTCCTTTTTGCAAACAATTATGCAAAGAGCTTAAACAAGCATTTCCTCACTTGCTTTTAGAATTTACCGATAAAGCTTTAGAACACATAAATTCGAACAAATTATCCGATAGCATAGATTCCCTTAATTTAACTCCGAGAGACTATCAAGTAGAATCTGCCAAAAAAGCTTTGACTGAGGGAAGAGGAATAATTGTCCTTCCTACATCTGCTGGAAAAACCTTAACTATTGCATTAATGGTTAATAGCATTTTGCAGAACCAAAACTATAAAGTTCTTATTCTTGTTCCTAATATTCAGCTGGTAGAGCAAACACATCAAGACTTTATTGATTACGGCTTGGATCAAACCACGTTTTCCCGATGGACTGGCGGACATGGTTACACCTCTACTAGCATTGTAATAGCAAATAGCCAAATTTTGTTATCAGAAAAACAAGACACCTCTGTGCTAAAAGAATTTGATTGCATAGTTGTAGACGAATGTCACAAGTTAGCCACTGCAGATAAAATAGCAAAGCTAATTAAAAATTTAAAATGCAAACATTTGTTTGGTTTTACTGGCTCGTTGCCTAACGATAAGTTTGACGTATGGACGCTAAACCGGTTATTTGGCTCTGTGCTATATCATAAACAATCAATCGAGCTGAGAAACGACAAGTTTATTACAAGCGTGAGAGTCGTAGCGTTAGAATTAACTTACGATAATGTTCCAGAATTTACTAGACCTTCAATGTCTGAACCAACTGCTGGATATGAAGAAGAAATAACTTGGTTGCACACAAATGAGTTTAGAAATTCCGTCATTTCAAAATTAATTCAAAGATTAGACACAAATACTCTTATACTTGTAGATCGAATTGCTCATGGAGAGTTTTTATTGGAGTATCTCAAATCAACTACAGATAAACAAATATATTTTATACATGGTTCTGTGGATATTGAAGAACGAGAACAGCTCAGAAAGTTAATGGAAGAAACAAACGGAGTTGTTTGTATTGCTATTTCTAAAATATTTTCCACTGGCATATCGATTAAAAACCTTCATAATGTAATTTTTGCAGCCATAGGAAAAGCGAGAATTAAGATTATTCAATCAATTGGAAGAAGTCTTCGTTTACACCATTCTAAAGACATAGCAACAATTTTTGATATAGCTGATGTATCGTTACATTATGGTCAAAAGCATTTTACAGAAAGAAAGGACCTGTATGAGTCTGAAAAAATTCCATTAATTTCTAAACAATTAGTTGAAAATAATTAAAAGTGCTTTATAATCCATTTAATATATGAATCAGCAGGTAGTTCCTAAAAAAAGAGTCCGAAGAACAAAGGAAGAATTAAAAGTGGTTTATGTAAATCCAGAAGAAATGGAAAAGCTGATTGTGGAGTATTATGAAACAGATATTCTTTCTGAGCGCTTGGCTGAAATGGTGCAGCTTATTGCGGTGAGACTCGGACTAGCCAGAAATTTTTATTCTTACAGTTTCAAAACTGAAATGCAAGGAGATGCGATTGTTAAGATGATGACTGCTCTTCGGAGAAAGCGTTTTAAAATTAACGCTGGTTATAACCCTTTTTCTTACTTTACTAAAGTTGCTTATCACGCTTTTCAAAATTGCATTAAGAAGTCTAAAAAAGACTTCGAAACACTTAAACGTTATCAAGAAGAAATGTACGAAAGTCGCGTTTGTGCCGGCCAAATTCCCTCCAAGAAGAATACTAGAAATGCTTTGTCTGGAGATTATACTGTAAATGGACATTTTGAAGATTAATCCGAAAAATAACAAAGTTTTATTTTTTTCTGACCTGCACTTGGGCGTTCATCAAAACTCCCAGACGTGGCATAATACATGCATTCGTATGTCTGAGTGGATTGACGACACGATGAAGAAGCACAAGCTAGATACGATCTTTTTTGCTGGAGATGTTTTTCACGATCGTCACGAAATTGGAGTCAACACCCTACATGTAGCAAAAAAGTTTTTTGATAGACTTTCTGATTACAAGATACATTTAATTCCAGGTAATCACGACGCTTTTTTATCTTCAACAGTAGAGGTAAATTCTGTAGAAATTCTTCAAAACAAAAACATCAACGTTTATACGTCGCCAACTACAATTCAAGTAGGAGAAAAACGCGTTACGTTTTGTCCTTGGAAAACGGATTTAAACCAATTAGAGTCCGTAGACATGCTCATAGGCCATTTTGAAATATTAAACTTCAAAATGAATGCAACAAAAATTTGTGATCACGGAAATGAGTCTTCGGATTTGTTGGAAAAGGCAAAATTGGTAGTTAGCGGACATTTTCATTTTAGAGAACTACGAAATTACAACGGAAAACATATTTTGTATTTGGGCTCTCCGTATGAGATGGACTTTGGAGACAGAGAACAACAAAAAGGCCTTTCTATTATCAATTTTGATGACTTTAGCGATATAGAGTTTATCGAAAACGACATTAGCCCCAAGCATTATAGAATTAAAATAACCGAGCTCTTACAAAAGAAATATTCCAATCTTCCAGATCTCGTTAAGAACAACATTGTTAGTCTTTATGTAGATACTAAAGTTGATACTCTAACGCTGGATTTGCTGCGAACTAAACTAACACAATACAACCCTCTGCAGTTTAGAACGGAATTTAACATTTTAGAAACAGCTCAAGTTGATACAAAAGACGTCAAAAAATTATCGATTGATATTGAGACAGCGTTCCAGGAATTTGTCGAACACGTAGAGACCAGAGCTACTAAAAAAGAAGTACTTGACAAATGTTTAGAACTATATAAAATATGCCAAACTACTCATGAATAATTCTTTAAATGTGTTAATTTCTTGTCTTTTGTTTAGAGGTCGCACTGGTTCAGAAATGTATGTGTATGAGCTCTCTAAAGGATTAGTCAAGTCAGGATGCAAAGTAACTATATGCTCTCCACATATCAGTGACAAGATGGTAAAACGGGCTGAAGCTGTTGGAGTCAGAGTAATTAATATGAACCAACCAATTGATTTCAATCAGTTTGATGTTATTCATTGTCAACACAAGCCTATAGTTGAGTTTCTCATACAGAAAGCTCCTCACATTAAAAAAATATGTACTATTCACTCAGAAGTTATGTCTCATAACTTGGAAGATCCCGTTAAGCACGATTCCATCAAACATTATATTGCAATCAGACCTGAGATAAAGGATCATATAATGAGCAATTTTCAGATTCCAGAGTCGATGATATCGGTTATATATAATCCAATAGATCAAAGCAGATTTAAACCAGCAGATGTTAAGCAGCATGATGCTGTGTTGTTTGTAGGAACTTTAGATTATCTTCGAAAAGATATGTTATTTGATTTGGCGAAGTATACGAAAGCAAACAATAAATTGTTGTGGCTAGTGGGGGACAATAACGACTCATATCTACCCGAACTTTTAGTTAACAAACACGTGAAACATTCTCCTTCAATTGACGATGTTGAAGAGTATACGCAAAGATGTTCAGAAACGGCTGGAATACTATTAGGGAGAACTACTATAGAGGGCTGGATGTGTGGCAAGCCCGGATGGATATACAATATTGATGCTAAAGGCAAAATCTTAGACAAAAAGTTAACATATCCTCCCGACGATATTCAAAAATTCCATTCTGTCTGTGCATGCAACGAAGTATACGAGAGGTACAAAAAAATATTAAGCGCATGAGAGCAGTAATACTAACCACTGCGTATAACTGTGAGCAGTATGTAGAAAAATGTTTATACACCATTTCCAAACAATCTGTAAAGGATTTTGTTTGTTACATTACAAACGATATGTCGACTGACGGTTCCGTCGATAAAATTAAAAATGTAATTCAAAATGATCCCCGGTTTGTATTAATAGAAAACAAAAAAAAGCTATTTCAATCCGGAAATTATGATCAAGTTATTAACAGTAAGGACTTTAACATTCAAGATTCAGACGTATGCATAGAAGTGGATGGAGATGACTGGCTCAGAAACAGCAAAGTTTTAGAGAATATTTTAGAAAAATATGAGTCGAGAGACCTATGGCTTGCTAACGGGAGTTTTGTATACAGTGACGGCCGTCCCGGATTTGCTTCTCCTCCATTAACCAACATATCGATAAGAAATCAAACGTTTACCCTATCCCACATTAGAACATGGAAAGCTTTTTTATGGAAACAAATAAACACTTTAGATTTAAAAGATGACAAAGGCAATTATTGGGAAGTTGCCGGCGATCTAGCCTTTATGTTTCCAATGTTTGAAATGTGTCCTCCAGACAAATATTTGTTTATGACCGAAGTAAATTATGTTTACAATGAATCTAATCCAATCAACGAACACAAAGTAAGTATGGATAAAGTACTTAAAACAGCAGCTGCAATAAGATCTAAGCAGCCATATAAACAATTAAAACTGATTTGAGTATCAAATGTCAGACCACAAAAACCATCTTATTATCTTTTCAAAAAATAGAGCCTGTCAATTACACTTACTGCTAGAGTCTATTTTTTTAAACGCTCCTTCAATATTTAGCAATATAACGGTTCTATACAAAGCGGATTCAGAGTTTTGTAACAATTACAACACAGTAAAAACCATATTCCCCTCAATAACGTTTATTCGAGAGACAAACTTCAATATTGATTTGTTGAAAACAATATCTGAAGAATACAGTCTGACTACATTTATTGTAGATGATGCTGTAATATACGAGCATGTTCCGCCCCTCCAAAGCGAGACTAAACAATGGATTTATGATGAAAAATGCATTTTCTCATTACGATTGGGACTGAATTGCAAATACTCGCATCCTGCTAACATACACTATAGCATCACTAATTATTCAGAAGCAGGTAACTGTATATTGCTTGATTACTGCGAACAAGAAATTGGAGATTTTAGCTATCCGTTATCAACAGACGGACACATATATAGCACGAAATTAATTAAATCTCTGTTGTCAATAACTCCGTTTAAAGACCCAAATACACTCGAAGCGAACATACAACAGTATGTTGGAACCCAGTACGTTCCCACAAAGCTAAAGTGTTTTAAAAATTCCAAATTAGTCAGCATTCCAATTAATTTAGTAAATACCTCTATAACAAATCGCAACGGATTAAAACATCATTTGTCTGCAAAGCAGCTTAACGATAATTATACAAACGGACAAATAATCGATTTCAAAAAAATTCCATTTAAAAACATAAACGGCCCCCATAAAGAACTACCTTTTACCTTCAAACGAGACACAAATCCACTACATCAAATTATGACCAGCGTAACAGATGACCAACATTACCCCACATTCTGCAAAAAAGCAGCCACAGAAGAAAATGCTTTTATTACATTTAAGTCTCATCCTACATATACTACAGTGCTCGAGCATGTAACATACGAACAAGGACTTGATTATCTTAAAAGAATTAAGCTGTTTAATCAGTTTACAGATGAATTGTCTAAATTTAGAATCAATGATACATTAGGTTCTCCCACTACATACAACTACGGAGAATGTGGAACTTTTTCTCCAACAACGCTTAGATACGTTAAGATATTAACAGATTTATCTCAGCTTGATTTAAACGACAAGCATATTGTAGAAATAGGAGCAGGTTACGGAGGACAGTACGCTACGCTAAGGCAAGTATACAAGCCTAAAAGCTATACCTTTATAGATTTGCCTGAAGTTCTTGAACTCATAAAAAAATATGTATCGAAGCTAAAATTGGACGACATTGAAATCAACTACGTCAACGGAAAAAAGTTAAACTCTGTAATTGAAAGTGACCTATTATTGAGCAATTATGCCTTTTCCGAATGTATTACTAGTGTCCAAGACACTTATATAGCAAACGTGCTCCAGCATGCTCGTCATGGATATATGATTTGCAATAATTCAAACGGATACACACACGACAAAATAAAAAGCAAAATAAACAAGCCAAAAGCTTTGATTTCAGCAGAAGTTCCAAAAACACATTACAAGAATGTGCTATTGACATGGTGAGCAACAAACACGAAATATCAATACTGGATGACATTTTTACTCATACGTTTTCTTCTAGCTTGTGCTTTAAACCCAAAAATCACGTATGGGTAAAACGCATAGAAAAATTACTTACAGTAATGACCGACAATCACGTGTCTTACGTCCAACAAATTCAATCTCAACATAAAATAGCCTGGCTTGTCGAATCTCCTTTAGTGTTTCCGAAAGCATATAACTATATTAAATTTAATTTTAATGAATTTTCAAAAATTTTTACATGTGAAAAAACTATTTTGGACACTATCCCAAACGCTGAATTTGTACCAATCGGAGGTTGTTGGATACCTTTAGAACATCATCAGCTATACACCAAGACTAAGAACGCGTCTATTATAGCATCTACCAAATATTATTTGCCCGGACACAAATTAAGACAAAAAATTTGCAGTTACGGTTTTAATATAGACGTGTATGGAAGAGGGCGCAAAGAAATAGACTCCAAGCTTGAAGGGCTTAAAGATTACAAGTTCTCAGTCGTCGTGGAAAATTGTAAAGCAGATTATTACTTTACAGAAAAAATTATTGATTGTTTTGTAACAGGTACAATTCCCATATACTGGGGCTGTCCAAGTATAGAAGTTTTTTTTGATATAAACGGAATAGTGACTTTTGACACAGCTGATCAACTTAAAGATATATTAAATAACCTCGATGGAGAATATGAAAAACGGGCAGAGTCAATCAAAGTTAATTTCGAAAGAGCAAAAAAGTATTTGATAGCTGACGATATTGTGTATCAAAAAATAAAAAAATTATGCTTTCCCAATTAAACGTCCATTTATACAACGAATTTCATGCAGGGGATGTGTTTTTTTCTAGAGCTATCATTCAGCTAGTTAAACAATATTTAACTGAAGGACAAACAATCAAATATCACCATAATTGCTCTAAAGGAATACTCAAAGACTTGCCTTATGTAACAGAACTTCCGATAGACGAATATTGCGTAAGAGAAAACACAATTTACAAACCAGCAACTGGAGAGTTGTACATTAACACGTGGTACGGACAAGGCAATTTTAAGTTTTTTAATCCAGGCGGAGGAACAACGCTTCGAACAATTCACTCCATATGCCAAAATATATGCAATAATCTGTTCAATTCATGCACTTTTATTGAAGACGAAAACATATACCCTCAAATAAATCATGAAAACATCCCTCATTGTAATTCTGTATTTTTAGGTCCTAATATTCTAATTTGCAACGATTTAGCAATGTCTGGTCAATCGAACAATATGTCCTTCGACATTACTACACATAAGCTATCTACTACGTTTCCAAACTGTACATTTTTTGTTACTAACAAAACTTTTTTATCCAAAAGCCCTAATATAATGTACATAGACGACATATTTCCGTATAGACCTAATTTGCTTGAAATATCCAAATTTTCTCAAAAGTGTTCTTTAATTCTTGGTAGATCTTCAGGACCATATTCTTACTGTATGTCTAAAGACAACATCACAGACATTAGAAAGACGTTTGTATCAGTAGCTAATAATTATATGCCAGGAATATGGGACAAAAGATTTCACAAGTGCACTTATCACCATTTCAATGGGTCTCAAGAAGACAAACTAACTTATTTTTTAACAAATGAACTACAACGAATCGTTGACGGTTTTAGTAAATAATTCAACAAATAGCGATACTTTTGAAGAACTAGTTAAAGAATTTTTTACACAAAACTCTTCTATAACAAATTTATTTCGATATTATACAAAAAGACCCTACAATGTTATCAAAGATCATTTATACACAGCTTTGTATTTTTTTGATCAAACATGTGTTGGTTACGGTCATCTCGATAAAGATAAAGATACAATTTGGCTAGGTTTGGCTGTTACTCCATACGAGCAAAGTAAAGGCATTGGAACCAAAATAATGGAAGATTTATTAGCCAAACGATCTTATCAAATTACACTCAGCGTTGATCGAAGCAACACAAAAGCAATTAAATTATATAAAAAATTTAAATTTGATATTGTTGATCAACATGAAAATTACTTTATAATGAAAAATTAACATGGCTGATACACTAGGAACTTTAATAGATAAGTTGACGACCGTCGATCTTAAAATGTGGAACAATCAAGAACTTTTATATGAAATTCGACGAATGTCTTTTGACGAATACAAAAAAAGGTATTTTAGCACAGAAGAAGGAGCTAATAAATTGTGGAGCGTGCTCAAAAAAGCTTGTGATTTAAACGTGCAAAGAAACCAATTAATAAATGAAGTAGATA